TTGCCCTTGCGGGCCTTGGTGGTGGTGGTGGCCATGGCTGGCGGTGGTGGTGGTTGTTGTTGGCAGCTGTGAGGGCTGCAGAGAAGGCCCGCAGGCCCTCAGTGCAGCCGTCAGCGATAACGGGGCGCTGCACCCCGCAACGGGCGACCGATCGCGCACGTCAGCGGTGTGCATGGCCCGCAGGCATAACGCTGTTGGCTCAGGCAGGTCGGGGTGGCGTCCCACGCGTCAACGCTGTAACCGGCCCGCTGTGCCCTGCGGATGTAGTCATCAGCCTCCCAACGGGTCAGCGTGGTGGGCGCCCACACCGGCACCGCCCGGCCGTCGCTCAGCCACTTGTGAACCGTGATCGTGGGCAGCCACCAGCTCACAGAAGGCGCTGGTGGGAACGCGTAACCGAAGGCCTCCCGTGGCTCGCTGTAGCGGTGCCAAACGGTCTCGGTGGTGGTGGCGGTTGCTGTTGCTGTGGCCATGGCTGGCAGGTGGTGGTGGTTGTTGGCTGCTCTGCACTGGTGGCGAGCAGTCCCCAAGTCCTAACACGTTCTCTCCATGGGTGGATGTTGAGCAGGTGGGGCGCGACACTCAACCTGTAACAAAAGTTCACAGAGGAAGGCAGCCCGCTCACAGCTGCAGCAGCCCCGCCGCCACCTGCCGCAGGCCTGCCACACATCCCCAGCACCTGACGCCAGCACCGCATCAGGTGGCATCAGCTGGCATCAGCACCTGACAGCGGATGGGCAGTCCGCAAGACGTTCAGGCCCTGCCTGGGTTTTGCCCGTTCAGATGCGCAGCAGCTGCACCTAGCGGGCACCCCACCACTGCAGGTGGCCCCTAGGAGGCCCAGGAAGGCCCCTCCCCCGACCCTTTTGCACAGACCCCCCGGCAGGCCCCCCGAAGCCCCTCAGAGACGCAAGAGGGGGCCACGGGGGGCTGACGGACGCGCGCAGTGGAGACACGCCACCACATCGCGCGACCCAAAACTGGGAAATAGGTCGCCACCACATCGCGCGACCCAAAAACGGGAAAGGGGGGTGTGCCACGAATCCGAGCAGGTCGGGGAGGGGTGGTGGCGGATGGGGGTGTGGTGTGTGCGGGGTTGTCGCAGGTGTGGGGTGGTGTTCCTGGATTTCAGGTTTCCACCAGTAGAGAGATCAGAGAGATTGCAGGGAGGCGTTGGGCAAAAAGGAGTGCTCTCCACCCGTGTTGCTAAACGTGTTAAAAATGCGGAGCAAGACCCGTTGCCCCCACTGGGTTGGAGCCAGAGGGGGTAACACCACACCTAGGAGTGACACCTAGGTGTCAGGTCTGTCAGCAGCATCTGTACTGACGTCATGAAGCCTAGGCAAAACGGATCCGAGAACTTCGTCATGGTCTTCCCAGAGGAGCTCTGCGAGAAAGCGGTGATGGCCGTCAAGGCCAAGCAGCTACAGCCACGAGACCTGGCGGTGCTGCTGGCATTGATGGGCAACATGAATTGGCGCAGCGGTCGTGCCCAGGTAACGCCCAACGGGTTGGCCGATCAGCTGGGTGTGGTGGGTAGCAATGTGCGTGCATCGATCAGCAGGCTGCGTAAGCAGCTGTTGATTTCACGTGTTGTTGATCGCTACACCGGCGAGGCTTACTTCCTGATTAACCCTTACCTGGCTGCTGTTGGTGGGCCACAACGCCGCGGCCATCTATGGCAGCAATTCCAAAACTCCCTGGAATGACGACGGGAGGATGGGTAGTCTTCTGTTATCTGCTCTCCACCCATGTACCTGACGAATGACGAGCGGATCCGTCTTGGCTTACAGCAGTACGGCTCTGATGTTCCAGCGGATGTGGTCGAAGCAGCTGAAGCTGCGTTGGCATCGCCTTGTGGAGGTGCTTGTCCTGCCCCAACGAAGGCGACCACAAAGACCCGTGCTCGGAACAAGAGCGGTCAATTTGAAGGCGATGATCCTGAGACTGCTGCCGTGAACGAGGCATACGTTGAGGGCTAAGGTTGTGGTGCTCACCCGGGTGGTGCCGGGAAGCACACCGCCAGGACTTGCTTCTGGTGGTGGTTGTTGGGAGAGCCCTTCTGCGTCTTCGGATGTGGGAGGGCTCTCTTGATGAATTGGGAGCCATTACCACCTGAGCTATGGCCCTTCCCGCACTTTCTTTGTTACCTGCTGCGGGAACTCAACCTGGCCGATACACCGACGCTGCGGCAGCTGGAGGTGGCGGAATGGTTGGAGAACGGTCCTGATCGCTCGATCACAACCGCTTACCGCGGATTGGGGAAGAGTTTTGAATCCGGTGGCTATGCCCTGTGGCGGCTGCGCCATGACCCGTTCACTGAAAAGATCCTGATTCCTGCTGCCACGGCAGAGAAAGCGGAGGAGGTGGCGACGTTTATGGCCCGGTGCATCCGGGATGTGGACATCCTGCGGTGCCTTGAACCCAGGCCTGATGGGCGCTCATCGATCAAGGCCTTTGATGTGGGCCCTGCGGTGATCGACCAGAGCCCGAGTGTCCGCACTGTTGGAATCCTGTCGCCCTCTCTCACGGGTAAGCGCTGCACGCTGGCGCTGCCGGACGACATTGAGACGCTGAACAACTCGATCACACCGCTGAAGCAGGAACGCCTGGCCCAGGCGGTGACGGAGCTCGAGGCGATCATCAAGCCGGATGACCCGGGTTTTGACCCCAACGCACCTAGGGACTACACGCAGGCGGGCCTACGCCAGGTGTTCCCAAGACAGATCCGGTATCTGGGAACTCCGCACCTTGAGAGCTCGCTGTACCTACGCCTGGTGCGGGAGAGGAACTACTCGATCCGGTTCTGGCCGGCTCGATTCCCCAACCCCACGGATGCGGATGAATGGGATTGCTACGAGGGGAGCCTGGCGCCTGCGATTGCCGCGGCCGTCGAGGAGAACACGGCCCTAGCGGGGGAACCAACAGACCCTGAGCGCTTTGGGCACCACGAGCTGCTGAAGCGCGAAACCCGCATGACACGGGCTGCGGTCCAGCTGCAGTACCAGCTGAACTGCCGCTTGAGCACCTTGGATCGCTACCCGATCCGTCTGGGTGACCTGATGGTGATGGACCTCGATGGCAAGGCCCTGCCGGAGGTGGTGGTGTGGGCCGCCAGCAATGAGCAGCGCATCCAGGATCTGCTGTGCGTTGGCCTGGGGGCGGACCGCTACTACCACCGCCCGGCGATGGTGAATGGCTGGGTGCCGCAGGAGGAGACGTGGCGGTGCGTGCTGGCGATTGACCCCTCAGGCCGCGGCAGTGATGAGCTGGCCTGGGCGGTGATCGCTGAGCTGAACGGCAACTTCTTCCTGCTGGAGAGCGGCGGCACCACCCGCGGCTATGAGCCTGAGGTGCTGCAGCTGCTGGCCACCAAGGCCAAGCGCTGGCAGGTGAACTACTGCGTGGCTGAAAGCAACATGGGCGATGGCATGTTTACGGCCCTGCTCTCACCGGTGATGTCGAAGCTGCATCCGGTGTCGATTGAGGAGGTGCGCGTCAGCCAGCAGAAGGAACGCCGGATCGTGGACACCCTGGCGCCGTTGGTGCAGCAGCACCGGCTGGTGATCAGCAGCGAGCTGATCCGCCGGGATTATCACGATGCTGAGCGGGATCCTGAGACGGGGCACCAGCGCTCGCTGATGTACCAGATGAGCCGGATCACGGTTGAGCGTGGGGCGCTGACCTTCGATGACCGCATTGATGCGTTGGCCCTGGGGGTCAAGTTCTTCACTGACGCCGCGGCCCAGGACCAGGAGAAGGCCAAGCGCGAGCGCCAGGACGAGATGGACGAAGTGATGCGTCAGGCCTGGTTCGATGAAACCGGCTCAAGCATTGATGCCTTGGCCATGGGGTGGAAGCCGCAGGCCAAGGTCAAGGCGTATGGCGGTGTCAGGCGGTAGCGGCGTCGTCTGAGCGGACGATCGGCACCACGTTGCCTTTCTCCTTCAGAGCGGAGAAGTCGAGCTTGCTGGCCATCTTTGACCTGAGCTTGGCTGTGTCACTTTCAGCCAGGTTGGCGGTGATGCTGTTCTGCTTGAGCAGCTGCAGGGCAACGCGCAGATCGTCGTTGCTGGTGGGCTTGAGGTTGCCCTCATCGTCGTAGCCGCCCTGGTCAACGCGCTCACGCACGGCCCGCACGACCGATGCGTGCAGTTCTTCAAGTTCCTTTGCGAGGTCTGCCACGGTTACATGGGTGGAGAGCTTTCGCTTCCATGATCCAGGAAGTCCAGTTCACTGACGAGCGTTGGCTCGAGTTCTGGCAGAACTACAAGGCTCTTGAGCACCAAAAACAGGCGGTGATCAAGCTCGGCCGCCACATCAAAGAGGTGGATCCGTGCCTCCTTACGGAGTCAGCGGACTGGGCGCATGACTTCAAAAGCGGCCTCCAACTGCAGCAACAAGCTGCATTGCTCCGCAATCCGCTGAACGTGAAATGGCAGAGCCAGCTGGATAACAAGAGCGGCAGGGGCTATCGGGAGTGCTTCAGCAGCTCCTGCGCCATGTTGGCGATGTACTGGGGCAAGGTGCCCAACGACGACGCCTACAACGCCATCCGGCAGAAGCATGGCGACAGCACATCAGCCCAAGCGCAACTGGCTGCGTTGCGGTCCCTGGGCCTGAAGGCTGACTTCTTCACCAACGGCACCCCGAAGGCCCTGGAAGCGGAGATTGATGCTGGCCGGCCTGTAGCTGTTGGTTGGCTCCATAAGGGCTCTGTAAGCGCTCCTACGGGCGATGGGCATTGGTCTGTGGTGATCGGCTACACGGACGCCGCCTGGATTCAGAACGACCCCAATGGCGAAGCCCTCCTGGTGGGCGGGGGCTACACCGCCAACACCAAAGGGGCCGGCGTCGTCTACAGCCGCAAGAACTGGAATCCCCGCTGGATGGTCAATGGCACCGGTGGTTGGTATCTCACCTGCCGGCCATGAAGCGCGAAACCCTCCATCTGCCCAAGGGCATGTCCGTTGAAACCGGCCGCGATTCCAACGGCCGCTATTTCGTCGCCTATGCGCGTAACGCCAGTGTCTTTCT